GCCATGTGTTTAGTGATACATCTGCCTGTGAGTGTCACACTCTGTCCAATCCTTATGTCAAAGAATCTACAGCCTGGATTCAATATCGCACCATACAGACTGTTTAGATTAATTTTCTTTACAAGTTGCCTTTTGTCCCAATATTCTCTTTCGATCTCGTTGTCTCCGCACTCACGCATCTTCTTTTGCATTTCCTGTCTCTCTGCGTACCAACGTTTCAATAATCCTGGTATGATTGCTTCATACTCGTATGTGAATATGGTACCATTTGCACTCAACATCCATTTGTTGTTGCCGTCGAATATTATCTCATACAGTTGTGCGGCACTCATACGCACACTGGTTTTGTCTTCCCAGTCCACGATTATCTCCGTGCCTTTCTCTTGATTCATCACTGCCTGATACTCCCAACTACCAAACTGGCTGTCCCACGCCGCCGCAAATGATTTCTTGGCGTGTTTGGCCCTGTTGATTTCTGCTGATGTTATAACCGGCCTTATCTGTCCCACTATGGTCTCCGGACCCATGTTCAATGCTCTAATGACACTTGGATACAGTGAGTTTATGTCAACAGATCCTATCCAGTCGTGTATTCCTTTTTGTGGTGTCGCCACGTGGGCTCCTGCCGCCGGTTGATTCTCTTCACCGTCTTTCTTGTACTTTCTGCCCGGCACCTGCATTCCACGTCTGTGTGTCTCGTTTACGATTGCTTGTTCTGTGACCGCTACTGCACCCATCGTCGTTTGTAGTAGTACAGTGTTCTGGTGTGCTATCTCATTGGCCAGTTCTATAAACTTCAATTTCTTCTCCAGTTTGGCCAACAATGCAGTATCCTGCCTGTTGTATTCTATGAACAATCCAAAGTCGTTCTTGTACAAGTTATCGAGCGATCCTTCGTAAACAGTTTTCCTCTCATCCAACTCATGTTCACCTATAGCGTCTAATCTGAAACTGTGTCTTTCCTCATATGTGTATTTCCTGTATAGTTCCAACAAGTCCAAGTGTACACGACCTACAAGATCAAAACTCAACTGTTCCCTGCCGTATTTCTCGAACACTCTCTTCTTGGGTTTTTCACCCCAGAAACACAAACGTCTTGTGTCGTCTGAACTCAACACTTTTTGTATTCTACCCACGGTGTATGGAATGTCATATCCCTCACTGTTCCAACCCGACAGTATGTCTGCGTCCTGCACCAGTTCTAGGAACGCATCTAACATGTCTTTCTCTTTCTCGAACAACATTGTGTTATCAAATCTTTTTGTAAGTTCTTGTGCATCCGCCATGCTGATTGTCTTTGGTGGCACTGCGAAGGTAACCAGTTGGTCCGTCCAGCTCATGTAACAACTTATGGCAGTTATGGGCATGAACGGATCATCTGTTGTTGAATAACCTCGATCGGGATCGAAGTCTACTTCAATATCAAAAAACATAACATTTAATTTGGGCGTCTCCTTGCCCAAGTAATTCTCTTCCAAACACCTAAACACGGGATTGATATCATTCTCGTACAGTTGCTTGTTAGATCTTATACGTTGCTCTTTTATGAATTCTTTGTTGGTGGCACACTGCACTCTCTGTAAAGGTGCACCCGTCATTGACCTGTGTTTGCCCCTTGCGTCCTCGTAGTAGAACACGTACCTGGCATCGTACTCCGTGAATATCCTGCCCTTCTTGGGATCACGTTCTACAACGTAAATCTTGTCTTCGTCTTTTTTAAATAATGCGTCTATGTAACTCATCCTACCACCAATAACTTGCTACGCCGTAACCGTAGACATTTATGATTGCAAAGTAGCCAGTGATCATCATTACGAACGCCGCTTCTCTCCTGTATGAAGCATAGCATTGTGTGAGTGCTCCTACCAAGAATCCTGGATACACGATAGTCATGTCCGGATCCGAGGCTGTGATCGCAAGTGTTAGACTGGCTCCAACGGTGAAAATGAAACTGACTAGTTCAAAGTAGAACGCTGTCCTGTCACTTTCAAAACTACGAAGCCAGAATGATCTGACTTTGTCTAACATTAAAGTTTGCCGGCCGTGTTCAGTATGCTTTCCAATGTGTCCATCTCATCTGCGATGTTCTGGTAGTTGCCTTTGTGTGCAACAGATATCGCTTTATTGATAAGTGCTGGTTTCAATTCTAGTTCTTCTGATATTGCTTTTACTGTGTCTTTTAATCCACCCTTCAAGTCCTCAACCTCACCTAGTACCTGTGAACCTTGGGAAATGATCTGGATTAATTTCTGCTTTTCAGCGTCATTAAAGTTTCTTACTGCCATTTGTTTCTCCTGTTGTTATCCAACAAGTATATAACAGATCTTTGCTGAATGCAAATTATTTTTTCTTTTTGGTATTGACGTTGATTGCTTTACCACGTCTATTAGGATTAGGATCTTTTCTTCTTTTCCTTTTGGCCGCGGATGCCCTGCCTTTTTTACCTAGTGCGTATGCCTTCTTGGCTGGTAAGCATTTAGGTTTACCCTCGCCTTTGCTCTTGCCACCGCAGGCACCTCTGATTTTTCCTTTAGGACCAACCCTTACCCATTTGTCCTTGAACCACTTCTTGAGGTCCTCGTTGATAGTTTCTTCAAACACCAATTCACCACAGTTGACACAGATGTCTAGTGCTTCTCTCTTGACACAGTTTGGTACTCTTTTGCCAAACATAGTCTTCATGCCCTTCTTCTCGTAGCCCTTCCAACATCTAGTGCCTTCGTCGACCAATGCGTTTAGGTCGTAATTGGGATTGATTGCACCATGTTTCATTTTGGCTATCGCGTCCATCTGCATGGCCACCATGAAATCGTAATCAGAAACATCATTGGTCCTGTGCGTGTAAATCTTCACTAGAACCTCGTCATAGAACACACCCAGGTCAGCATGGTGGTCAAGTTTCTCTTGTGGCTTGATTGTGTTTATAAGGAACCTGATAACTTCGAAGTAATCTTCGAACTTGTATCTTTTCTGCAGGCTGTTGTCCTTGTACTCCCAGTCTGGAAGGAACTTTGCCCGTAATCTCTCTATTTCATCTTTGGGAAGATTGAGATACTCTCTGTCGGATCCTTCTTGTATTTCGTTTATCTTCATTTCTTGCTCTTGTTACCCCAGTTGGCCGCACCTTTTTTACGACACTGCACTAGAGCACCAGAGGCGTAAGCCGAAGGCCAAACTTTATATCTTGCTTTTACTTTGTGATAGCAGGCATCTTTCTTCTCTGCTAATTGTTCGAATTCCGCTTCTGTGATGCCTTCTACTTCTTTAATTTTCACGTTACCACTTTCTACAAGACCAATATCTTGCTTTGGTCTTTGGTCCTGGGTTTGCACAGTTGTGTCTCGCCCTGAAAGATTTCCTTGCTTTAGGATTGCTCTTTCTAATTCTCATAGTTGGTCTTTTTGCACTTGTACCACCGTGTCCGAAGTTAACTTTTTTAACGTTGCCTGTTTTTGGATCTTTGACATACACTTTAAATTTCTTAACATCACCACGCATTGGTTTGTTAAGCGGAACTTTTCTGCCTTGGTATTCTGCGTCAAATAATTCTGTTTCGTCTTCTGGGAAACCCAACGGACCTAGCACTTCTTCAAAGTCCTCGTCCTCTTCGATGTCAAACTCATCACCCTCTGGGAATGGTTCATATGATTCGGTTAAATCGTACAAATAATCTTGTGCCGCACTGGCAAGTGCTTGATTTACGTCCCATCCGTTTCCTAGCACATCATTTATGTCACCTTTCATAGCGTTTGTGATATTGTCTAGCGTCTCAAAATCTTCCCATTCATCTTCTATTTCTGAAACACGTTTGCCTAACTTCTTAGCAAAGGCTTCCACTTCATCACCGTCCATACCATCTGTTCCAACACCTGTTGACATAATTGCTTTGATATATCCTATCGGTAGGAAGTCACCGTTGTATCCTTCACGTCCTTTGTATTTCTTTGCTATCGCTTCGAGGCCTTTTTTCTGTTGGTCAGTGAGGCCTGCGTCTTCTTCAATGCCTGACAGTTCTT